TAAATGTCATTCCAGACATTGCAAGTTTTGACTTAAAGAATTTTTGCATTTCACTTGGCATAATGTAAAACCTCCTTTTGTTGGATTGTACCACAAAAAATAAAATTATTCAATATGGTGTAAAAATATTTGAAAATGTATTGATTTATAATTCATAATGGTATATAATTACACTATAGTAAATGATTTTAGGGGGTACTCAAAATGAAAGCAGGATATGTGAGAGTTTCAACGGTAGAGCAGAACGAAGCAAGGCAGATAGAGGGATTAAAGAAATATGATATTGAGAAGTGGTACATTGAGAAGATTTCTGGAAAGAACACGGACAGACCAAAATTACAGGAGATGATTTCGGAACTGCAATCCGGCGATACGGTTTATATCCACGATTTCTCAAGACTTGCAAGGTCAACAAGCGATTTACTGAAACTGGTAGAGGAATTAAACAGCAGAGGGATACATCTTGTCAGCAATAAAGAAAATATAGACACTTCTACTCCTACCGGCAAACTTATGTTGACAATGATAGGCGCAATAAATGAATTTGAGCGTACAAATATGCTTGAAAGGCAGAAAGAGGGCATAGCAATAGCCAAGCGTGAGGGCAAATATAAAAATTGCGGCAGAAAAAAAGCGAACATAGATAAGCATACCGAAGAACTTATACAAGACTATGTTGACGGAACGATAAAAACAAAAGCACAGTTAGCTATGATGTTGAATATATCCAGACCGACATTAAACCGTATTCTTGAGGATTATGGGGAGGTGGAGTAAATGAAAGTTTATGGTTATGTGAACAAGTTTAAGGGAGAAAACAAGGAATTTCTTTCTAACAAAAGCATTGATGAGATTATATATCACGATAAAGCAGGTTATGATTTATCATTTGCAGAGAAAGGTGATAAAATAATTTTTAAAAATATACCAAGCATAGCGAATAACTTGCAAGAATTGGTTGATTTTGCAAGAGTTACTGATGAAATAGGGCTTGAAGTTGAAATTGGTAACTCTTTAAATACAGAGGAATTAAACGGAAAGTTCATTATGAATTTATTTACAACTATGAGCAAGTATTCAGAAAAACTTTTTGGCAGCAATACATAATCATGCCAAAGATAAATTCTTAATCTACATCCGATAAAGCCTCAAACCGCACAGTATCAAATAATTTTATAAATCTTGTATCAAAGGCAGGTTGATTATGGCTTTTAAACTAAATTACCACGATTATAAGACGGTGCAAAAGATGAACCAGAAGGAACTATCCAGGTGGGCACAGTTGGTTTATGAGGACGGATTTAACGACGGTTATAATGCCTGCCTGGAACATTCACAGGACATGGACTGGGAACTTGTCAAAATAGCCATAAGGGCTACAAAAGGTGTCGGAAAGAAGAAATCCGAAGAAATTATAAAAACAGTTGAAAACATATGTTTTGAAGGAAATAAAAACGGTGGTTTTTCAGAATGTGAGGAATAATTATGGAGCTTAATATTGAAACATTAAAGCAGGAAACAGGAGAATTAAGGACAAAAGATGTAGCACTAAAAGTTCTGGAAATATTATCAGAGATGTTTTCTGACTCTGAAATTGAAATAAACAAGAGTTACTATGTTTCTGAATGGTCGTGGGTTCCGATTAGTGATGGAAATTTTCCATATCAACAGAAAATAAACTATAAGACTAACATTAATGGGATAGATATCTTCGCGACAGGGACGAGCTGTAGAACATATTTTGCGTGGGATTTATTCGACACAGAAGAAGATTGTCGGAAGATGTGTAAGTTTAAGAACTCTTTTGGATATGATTGGGAAAGAGCATTATCTGATTTTAGAAAATCAAAAGGGATACATTGGGACTTTACAAACATTTTTAATAAAAGTTTAAAATAAGGCTACCGCAATCCCACTGGCTTTAGACAATGGGTAGTTTGCAAATACAAAGGTAATCCCATTCCTTTTGACATTAACGGCATTACAGAGGACGGCAACGAGGACATTGCAAAGTTCCTAAACACGGAGTATAAGGCAATCAAGAACAATATATTAAATTCCGAAGTTGTAAAATATACAGTTTCAGCGACAAACACAGTTCCAAGCAAACCAGCCATTGAGATTGTTTTAAAGATGGTTCTTCCAGAAGAAAGCAATGTACAAAACAGTGAAGATGCCACACCCGATACTCCGAGTACAGAGAGTGATAGTGGGCAGGAATAAAGTAATGGCAATATATATCTCTTGGCAGACAAAGGAAAGCACCTTATGAGTGGAAATGAGGTGTTTAAGAGAGGCACAGAAGAAATTTGGGAATATGTGACATTTAAGGGGTATGGCGAAATGGTAACGCAATGCACTTTGACTGCATGATGTGTAGGTTCGATTCCTACTGCCCTTGTTTAGATTTCAAAAATTTGAACATTCGTTTATGTTTCTCCTTTCTCCCCGTAGCGGTTGCTGTGAATGGTTGTCAAAAGCCAGCGGGGATTAGCCCATAAGGGCACATAAAAACCTCTTCACGATTTGCTCGAAAATAATTGCGGTTATATTAGGTGGCTGTAAACCGATAAGGCAAGAGCAAAGCCAGCGGGTGAGAAGCCTAAGCCCGGCAGGTTTTGAGAGGTAGCCTGCCATATTCTTAATATTCAAAGCCTTGCAGTGGTTAAGCAGGCAGTCAGATGACAGATATTGAGCAATCTGTAGCAGTTAAAGGAAATGTCCTCCGAGTAAGCGAACCCCTGTGTAAGTACCATCAATCAGAAGGTTGGGAAAAGATAAGCGAAAGGGCTACTGAAAAACCCTATGCAGTCCTCATAGACATAAAATGGACAATCTACCGTAAGACAGCTTGAAGTATTGCAACACTATATAGCTGTAGAAAACTTTATCCGTGGTGATATACAACACTGTGATTGCAATAGTCAGTGGGTAGCGGATAGTGTGCTGGAAGTAATATAGAGCCTGCAACCAAGTAGGACAGGTAGTTTATAAGGCACACATTTAAAGATTGGTAGTTCAGTTAGAAGAACGTGGTATTAATGGTTCAAGCCCATGGCTGACAACAATGAAGGTACTATGTAAGCCCAAAATCAGAGATACCCCTCAAAGCTCGTACAAGCCATTTTAAGCCATTTTTCCCATTCAAAGGATGGGAAATCTCATCTGAGGAATAAAACACGCTAGAAAACGAAAATATGAAGCTACAAGGGCATATATGCGGACTGCTGGTGTACCGCGGAGACATCCGCCAGTTAAAATGTATTCATGGGTTCGATTCCCTGTGTCCGCCTTAACAGCAGGATAGTTTGACGGAGCGAAAAGTGGAAACCGTGACTGCCTGCCTACTGTTTAACAATCATCACGGAAATTATCAACATGGAGGTGTAAGCTATGGTTAAACTGCAAGCAACGGACGACCCATCAGCCGTATGGTATTTTCATAAAATGAAAGACTGTAAAAAATTTCTCAAAGTATTTGAAAATCATTGGTGCAATGTAAGATGGAACAAGCCTATAAAAGCAGATAGTTTTCCAGAAATGGACTCCGATGATTGGAAAGATTTATGGGAAAAGCCAAAGAAAAGGGCAAAAGACGAATTAGAGTGGGGATTTGCTTTGGAAAAATATATGGGGACGCAAAGAAGCAGAGAACAAGAGGATTTTGTAAAGAAGATGGTTGAAAATTTGACATAGTTTGAGTTTTGGTAAAACCAACTGGCTAAGCAGTGCAGGCTGAAAAGGAGAAACCCTATCTCCCTGCCAGTTGTTTTTATAAATTAGGGCGAATATCTAAGGGAGGTATTGGAATGAGTGAGAGTAAAATCAAAAAAGCAGTTATACGAGAAGATTTACTTGCTATTACAGGCGATTTCCGAAAAGCAATTATACTTAATCAGTTTATTTATTGGTCTGAAAGAGTTTCGGATGCGGACAAGTTTATTGAAAAAGAAAATGAGATTGCTAAAAATAATGGAGAAGAAGAAAAGGAACTGTTTTACGGTTGGATATATAAAAACGCAGAAGAATTAGCAGAAGAAGTTATGCTAGGGCTTTCTGCAAGCCAAATCAGGAGGTACATAAGTGATTTAGTCAAATTAGGGTATATTTCCAAAAGAACTAACCCTAAATATAAGTGGGATAGAACGCTTCAATACAGGGTAAACCTTGTAAAAATTGCAAAGGTGCTTAAAGAAAAAGGATATCCGTTGAGTGATTATAAAATAGATATACCAGATGATGAAAATTCCATTGCGCACGGATGCACAATCAATAGTGAGCTAGAGAAAAATCAATCAACAGCCAATGCGCAAGCAATACCAGAGACTACTACAGAAATTAACTACAGAGATTACAAACAAAAAACTCTTTCTGGCGAAAGAGCTGTGAGTGAGCGTTCTAAACCTAAAGAAAAAGATACTTCAAACAAAACAGCACGCAAGAAAGAAGCCAATGCCTTATTTGAACAACTATGGTCATTATATCCCGTCAAGAAAGGCAAAGGCAGTGTAACTGATACCCAAAAAACAAAGCTCCTAGAGATTGGCTACGAAGAACTAGAACGTGCCATATCCAGATATATCCGATATGTAGAAAGCGTTGATTACCTGCACTACAAAAACGGAAGCACATTTTTCAACTCTGGATACATTGATTATCTTGACGCAAATTATGAGTGTAGTGACAACAATAACACCCCAAATATGAAACCCAAAAATTATAATAACCAAAAATCAGAAGGTGAAAAGGACTATAAAACAAAATTAACCACGGCAAAACAGAAGGCTATACAGGATTTTGAACTTGATGAAAAATATTGGGAAGGTGTGGCAGACGCAGAAGCAGAAGTTTATCTGAAAATGATGGGCATATTATAACCACAAAATTATAATTAGCACAAATGGAGCAGATATCAAATAAAACAAGGGAAGGATGTAATATGCTATATGGCATTGCAATACAGGGAAATTATCGGATATAGCAACTTACAGCTGACAGTTAAAGCTGCTTCTAACAGTTGGAAACGTGCATATCGGAACAAGCCGATAAAAAAACATTAGGAGGACTAGCTATGTATGAAGCAATTTACAAATGCCGGTTATGTGGCGAGGAATTTAAGGATTGTGAAACAGGAGAAGCGATTGCGCAAGCAATAGTGGTGGCATTGACTGTGAAAGGAAATACTGAAAATGTAAAATGCCAAAGAAATATTTATAAAAATACAATTCATTTTTGCCAAGACGGTTCATTTGGTCTTGCAGATTTTCAAGGATTTAAAAAATCGGAGGATTGAACCATGACGGAGAAATATCAGAGGTTGAAGGAGATACACGGATTATGAGTGATATTGTAACAGAAATTGAAAATGCAATAGAAAAACAAGATAAGATGCACTTAAAAGATATTTTGGACTGCACACCTCCGAGAAAGTGGAATGAGTACATAGAATGGATTATGATAGGGTTGCTTTGCTTTGGAAATATCACATTGGAAGAATATAAGGAGAAAGTAAAATGTCAATCGCAAACGCTTTAGGACTGACAAGTGAACAGTTTATGAATATGATAGAAGAAAACAAAAATTCTTATGCAGTAAAATATAGCGAACAGGTATTGCATAGGAAATTGACGGATGAAGAAATGAAATTGGTTGCGTTAGATTGTGAAATTTCCAAACAATTAAATGCTGGAAATACACATATTTTAAAAAGATATGGAATTGAGATGCCAAAATAAAAAAAGGGGAAACAATGATTTTAAGACCATTCAGGAAAATAAAAGAACAAGAGGAAAGAATAGAAGAACTTTTAAGAGAGCTAGAAAACCACAAGCGTAAAGAGGGAGATAGACAAAAGAAAGAAAAATGATGAAATGGATATAATAAAACAATTTGAAAATGAAAAAGCAGAAAAGTTATATAAATGGCTTACTAGGGAGGTTGATTTTGAATGAATGAGCGTGAAATCAAATTGAAACTTGAAGAACATATAGAAACGATTGCTCACATAATCTGTAAAGGCAAAGATGCTGAAATAAGGAAAACTCCAAATGGGGTGTCTGTTGCGGAAATAAGCAAAAAAATAGTTGCGAGGTAGAAAATATGGAAATAAATGGAATAAAATATGTAAAAGAGGAAACTATTGAAAAAATAAGAGAAAAAGAAAGAGAATTAGAACGAGAAAATAAAAAACTAAAAGAACTTATAAAGATAATTGCACCAATTGGAGAAGAAGAAATTCAGAAGATATGTAGTTTTGGACGTTATAATATAAACTATGCCCTCAAATTATATGGGAGAGATATTGGTGAAAATGCAAGATTTCAATATGAACAAGAAATATATAAATTAAAATGTGAATTAAAAGCTGCAAATTCACAAATAGCAAAAATTAAAAATCAGTACAGAAACGAAGAAAACGAAAAAATCAAAATAACAACATGTGAAAAGAAAAAATTGTTATCAGTCAAGAAGTTACTTGACGAAATATTTGAGTAAAAATATCGAGGGCATATTCAAGAGAGGAATATGTAACAACCAAGAGAGCGGTTTCTTTTTATTTTGAGTGAAGGGAGGCAGCTCTTTTTCTATGAGCAAAATTCAATTATATCAAGGTGATTGCCTTGAAGTTATGAAGCAAATTCCAGATAAAAGCGTAGATATAGTTTTATGTGATTTGCCTTATAGAACAACATTGTATTCTCGGGATATAATTTTAAAATTTGAAAAAACGGATAGAAAAGCGGTGATTGACAATGAATGATAATTACCGCAAGAAGATAGTAGTTACAATAAAACAAAGCATAGGGGAAAATGGTCTGGAATTTTCACATTTACGGGATTTGCTAGACTTGTGCATTGAAGAAGAGAGTGAAAATAAACAGTTCCAGTGTGATTTTTGGTTTAATGTGTCTGGGTATATTAAGAAAAATGCACAGGATTTTCACATAAAGACCTGTGATGATAAATATGGAGAGATTTACGATAGAACGTTACTATGGGAAGCTCCTATGTTATTTGAGAGCTTTATGCTATATATGGAAAAAAACAGACCGCCAGAAGAGCGTTTTTATCAGCCGAGAATAAATCCTTTAAGGCAAGTGGCACAACTGATACAAGATTTGTACGATGACAAATTGGATGAAGGAATGGTATTTTGCCCAGGGCGAATAGGAAAAACCCAGATAGTAAAAATGGGCAACTTGTGGTTTGGTTCAAACAGACCAGAAAGGGCGAATTTATATTCTGCATATTCTGACAAGATAACGGGCGGATTTTACGATGGCATAATAGAACTTATTACAGACCCAACCTATACATATGCTGAAATATTCCCACAGAATGTAGAAAAAAAGCTAATTACAGATGGGAAAGATTTGACAATAGACCTTATCCGAAAAAAAACATATCCAACATTTACAATGCGTTCCATTTACGGAACACTGAACGGAGCATGTGACTGTGATGGATTAGGCGTATACGATGACTTATTTAGTGGAATTGATGAAGCATTAAGTGAGGACAGACAGAGGACAGTTTGGGGGAAATTTGATAATAACTTTATGCCAAGAATAAAGCCAGGAAAGGCGAAACTCTTAGGAATCGGAACGAGGTGGGCACCAAAGGATGTGCAAGGTCGCAGGTTAGAATTGCTGATGAATGACCCAGATTATGCAGAGATAAGGCATAAAGAAATAATCATACCAGCTTTAGATGAAAACGGAGAAAGTAACTTCGATTATCCGTACAAGTTAGGATATACAACACTTGATTATAAAAGAAGAATGGCATCTTTTGAAAATAATGATGACATGGCTTCATGGTTTGCACAATACCAGCAAGAACCGATTGAGCGAAAAGGGCAGATGTTCAATATTGACAATATGAACTTCTTCAATCCGAAAGAAATTGAGGGAATAAGACCAGATAGGATTTTTGCAGCGAACGACCCAGCTTATGGTGGGGGAGATTTTGTATCAATGCCTATATGTTATGAAATCAAAGGAACCTATTATGTAGTTGACGCAGTTTACAATAACGGCGAAAAGGATATCACAATCCCAGAAGTAACAAGTAGAATGGAAGACCATTTGGACAAGTTCCCCAAAAAGACAGCAGAAGTTCATTTCGAGGAAACAAAGACAACTGAAGAATATAGAAAAAAGTGCGAAGAAATATGGAAGAATGACGGATATCCGATATATGCAAGCCATGACCCGGCCGATAATCAAAGTGCCAAAATGGACAGGATAAAAAATCACGCGCCAGATATACGAAAACTGCGTTTTTTGGATATGAAGTTTCAGACGAAAGAATACAGAAAGTATTTTCAAAATATTCTTTCCTGCACATATGAAGGGAAAATGAAAAATGATGATGGCATTGATTCCACTTCACAGCTTTGCGACATGATTTATGGAACTAAGCGACGAAAAAAAACAGTTATTATGCCAAGCCCGATATAAAGGAGGGTTACATACATGGAAGCAAAAGAAATTTTATCGCAATATTCCGATTTACAGGAGGAAGTAAAGGAAGTAAGAAAAAAGATTGAAAAACTGGAAATGAGAATACCGCAGATTGAAAAACGGATAAATGAAATCGAAAAAGGCGAAACTGTCAAAGATAAGGTATCAGGTGGTTTAGGAGGAATACAGCACTTTGAGATTGAGGGTGTTCCAGCTAAAGAATATAAAGAAAGAAAAACTGATTTATTGTCAAAAAAGCTGCTGCTTAATAGCAGAAAATCAACGCTTGAGCTGCTTGAATTTGATTTGCTTCAAAAAACAAACGAGGTTGAAGAATTTATTGCAAGCGTAGATGACAGCAGAATGAGACGGATTATCAATCTTCGGTTTATCGAAAACCTTTCGTGGAATAAGGTCGCTGATTGTATTGGCGGCGGAAACACAGAAGATAGTGTCAGAATGGCTTTTAATCGATTTTTAGAAAAAATGTAAAATTGTTCGATATGTTCGGAAAATGACTGATATAATTACAATTAAGGAAATTGACATCTAATAATTTCTTTAAATCCTAAGAATTAAGCACCGCCAGAAATGGCGGTGCTTTTTGTTTGCAGAAAGGAAATATCATATGTGCAAATATTGTGAAAATGCAAATAATGCAAATGATGCAACTTTTGGATTATGGCATTGGAACGGGAAATGGCATATAACAACAGATGGAATGGATGAAGAAATTTTCTTTTGCCCGAAGTGTGGACAAGAATTAAGTAAAATATCAGAAAATGATAAAGCAACTACCGAATAATCGGCGGTTGCTTTTATTTTTGGAAAAATTAAGGTGGTGCAGATATGAATGTCGGAAGAGCACAAATTTTTACGGACGAACCGGTTATCAACTACAATAACATAATAGATGTTCTACGTAAAGCGTTTTCTACACACCAAACCAATGTGTCAGATATTAACTTTCTGTTGAATTACGATGCAGGGATACAGCCGCTTCAAAGAAAAGAACCTAAAAAATATCGTTCTGATATTGATTGTGTCTGTATTGATAATGTTGCACACGAGGTCATCGAGTTTAAGTTGGGTTTCGACTGGGGAAATCCTATAACACTTGTCCAGCGAGGCGAAAAAGATAGCGGAACGCAAGACGAAGCATTGGCAATCTCTTTGCTGAATGAATGTTACGAAGCAGAAAAAAATAAATCCAAAACTCAAAGGCTGGCAAGATTTATTGAGATTTGCGGAATTGGATACACCTATGTGGAAACCAAAAAGAAAGACGACTGGGAAGATGGCGACAGTTACTTTTCGTTGTCCGTATTAGACCCTAGAAACGTCTTTATCGTTTATTCGAGCTATTACATAGACCAAAGACCGATGATGGGAGTTTCATATCGGCACGATAGCAAGACGGGCAATAACTACTTTACGTGCTATACAAAAGATAGTCGATTTGAAATTGTGAATTTACATGAAATTGTAAATGGCGTTTCTGTTCTTGATAAAGAAACTTGGAACCATGACCAAAAAAGAAGAAGTGGAGAAAAAAATCCGCTTGGGAAAATCCCTATTATTGAATGGATAAGGTCATACGACAGGACAGGGGCTTTCGAACATCAAATATCAGAGTGCGACAACCTCAATCTTATGTTGTCTGACTTCTCGAATGATGTAGAGCAGAACACTCAGGCGGTATGGCACACAAATGATGTAGAATTTCCGACCAAATTGGTAAAAAGCGAAGACGGAACAGAAACAGAAGTGGTTCAAACACCAAAGAAAAACGAATGGATGCAGACTTATACTTCTCAAGATGGAAAAACGCCAATAGTTGAGGCACTAGCAATCAATTACGATTATCCGGGTATGCTTTCCAACATTCAGGCGGCAAGGGCAAGGATATTAGAAAAGTGTGATGTACCACAGAGAAACGATAATTCCGGCGGATCAACAGGTGTTGCTATGGATTCCGCAACAGGATATACGGCGGCAGAATCAGCAGCAAGCAAAAAACAGAATATTATTGAGGGGTGCAAGATGAATGAGGTTGCTGTTGTTTTGGCAGCAATCAGAGAATCCCTTGTAATCGAGCAAGACAATCCGCTTTTGAAGTTGAGAAAATCAGACGTACAGCCAAGCATTAAGCGGCAGAAAAATTTTGAGCTTACAACAAAGGTAAACTTTTTCGCAACAGCGGTTAGCCATGGGATAAATGGACTTCATGCGCTGAAAGCAATGGATGCATTTGAGGACATTAACCAGGTATGGGAAGACAGCAAACCACTTATCGAAGCATACCAAAAGAGCATTTTTGAAAAGAAAAACAATTCTGTTGGTGGAGAGGGCGAAGAAAAGCCAAATGCAGACCGCTTACAGCAAGACTTAAGCGACCAAACTTTAAACAGCCCATTTATTGATGGAACATCAATAGGGCAAGGGAGCTGATTAAATGCGAGAATTTGACGACTTGAACCAGCTTTCGGAAGACGGGGAATTTGACATTGATTCTTACTTTGACGATATGGACTTAACGAACAAGGAAAAAGAAGAACGAAAAGATTTTGCAAGGGAAATGCAAGATGTTCTTCTTTTTGTTTTTTCTCTGTATCTGATTATGAAGCAATATAACTATGAAAACAAAAAGTACATCATACAGCAGTTACAGAAAAGGTATTCCTATACCGTTCTAAGATATACAGAAATTGATAATTACCTTGACGAAATGATAAATGATTCTGCAAGGGATATTGTTGATACTACGTTTCATCATGATGGAGAAGAATATTTCACGTCAGACGAAAGGGCAGCTTTGATTGCTTGTAATTCTGCAAACGATACACTTAATTATAAGCAATATGCAGAAGCAATTAAGATGGGTAAGAAAAACAAAAAATGGATAACAGAAAAAGATATGAAAGTTAGAAAAACACACAAAGTATTAGACAATATCATAATTCCGATAGACCGCACATTTCTTGTAGGGAACACACTTATGAGATTTCCACATGATACCATGTTTGGCGTAGATTATGAGCAATTATCGAATTGCAGATGCACAATCAAATATTTTTAGTCAATCAGCAACCGGATTTTTCCGGTTGCTTTTTTGTATTGTCGGAGAAGGACATTAACGAGCAAGCGTCAGAGAAAGACGAGAAAACGAGCAAATCAAAGAAAGAGAGGAATTAAATCATGGAAGAAACCACAAAAACAACCATAACCGAAAACCAGCAGGAAACATCAAAGGAGAACAATCCACAGAATGAAAATCAAAATGAAAGTACCCCGACTGTTGAAGAACTTATGGCGCAGCTTGCAGAGGAAAGGGCTGAAAAGCAAAAGTATCAGAACAAGTACAACCAAGCAAGCACAGAAGCGGCAGAAAGCAAAAAAGCGTTGAGGGCGAAGCAGACCGCAGAAGAAAGAGAAGCGGAGGAAAAAGCCGAGGCACAGCGTTTGGCAGACGAAGAAAGAGAAGCTATGCGAAAAGAACTCAATCACATTAAGGCTGTTGCTGCTTATAAGACTTTTTCTGATGAAAAAACGGTGGAGAGTTTCATTGAAGCGTTGGAGGAATCCGACCATGTGACGATTAACTCCATTATCGAAAACGACAAGCAGAAAACGGTCAAGGAAGCAGTAAAGGCGGCAAAGGCTGATTGGGAAAAGTCACAGCCACAAACAAATTTCGGCACAGGGGAATATTCTTCCATGACAAAAAAAGAAATTTTGGCAATTAAAGACACAGCCGAGAGGCAAAAAGCGATTTATGCGAACAGACAAATGTTCGGGATTTAAGAAAGGATAGGCAAAGAAAATGGCAGGAGTAGTAAGAGAAACACCTGAAACAAATTTAATTAAAAGCTCAGACCTTGCAAGGGTGAGAGAAGTCGATTTTGTTTATATGTTCGGAGAAACATTGGCAAAGTTGATTGAAGCATTAGGAATTACAAGAAAGATTCCGAAGCAGGCAGGAACTGTATTGAAGTATTACAAGGCGGTTGGAACGCTTGAAAGTGGAGAAGTTGAAGAAGGTCAGTTAATTCCGCTTTCCCATTATCGCACAGAGCCGGTTGATTTTGAAGAAATTAAACTGGAAAAATGGAGAAAAGCTACAAGTGCCGAAGCGATTATGGACAAAGGATATGAGCAGGCAGTCTTGATGACAAATGCGGAAATGAAAAAAGACATCCAGAGGGACATCAGAAAGAAATTCTTTGCTTCTCTTGCAAAAGGAACAGGAACAGCAAGCGGAGCAAAGTTACAGCCAGCACTTGCAAACGCATGGGGGAAATTGCAGATATTGTTTGAGGATGACGCAATCGAAGCGGTTTACTTTTTGAATCCAGAAGATGTAGCAGAATACCTTGGGGAAGCACAGATTATTGCACAGACAGCCTTCGGAATGACATATATTGTAAATTTCCTTGGACTTGGAACAGTTATTATGAATGGTTCTGTGCCTAAAGGAACATTTTACGCAACCGCAAAGAACAACCTTATTCTCTATTACATAAATGCGGCAGATTCAGACCTTGCGCTTGCATTTGATTTAACAATGGACGAGTTAGGGCTTATCGGTATGCATGAGCAGCCGGATTATAAAACCATGACCGCCGAAATGGTAGCAACATCAGGAATTACGCTGTTTGCGGAAAGAATTGATGGCGTTGTAGTAGGAACAATCGGCGGCGCGCCAGGAGTAGCAGAAACAGGAGCGTGATTAAATGTATGAGGTAATCCACTTTTTCACAGACTTGCAGGACTTTAACCATCCATACAACGTGGGAGATATTTTCCCCCGCGATGGATTGAATGTGACAAATGAAAGGCTAAATGAACTTTCTGGAAGCAAAAATAAGCAGCGTAAACCACTTATCAAAAAGATTGCGGAAAGCACGGACGATGAGACACTTCCGTTTTCCGATGATGGAATTACTCTTGAGTCGGGAGTAGAAAAAAAGAAATATACAAAGACAGAGATAATGCGAATGAACAAAGCAGAACTCCAAGAACTTGCGGCAAATACAGGCGTAGAGGGTGCTTATGATATGAGTGGCACAGAACTTAAAGAGTATTTGATTTCAGTATTTGGACTGTAACATTAAAGGACGGTGGAAAGCATGACAGAAAACATTGACAGCGGAATGACTGTAGGACTTGAGCAAGAGTTGATTGCAGACCTAACCGCTGAATTATCCTTATCAGATAAAAATTTTAATCTTGACCTTTTGATTTCCAAAGTCCGAAATGCGCTTAAGGAGGTCGAAAAGGCAAGAAAATATCCAACGTATTACACGGAAAACCAGATTGCCAGGGATATGTACGATTATTACAGCAACGTGCGGAATATTGCATTGTATGACTATAACCTAATCGGGGCAGAAGGGCAGACAAGTTCAAGCGAAAATGGAACAAGCCGGTCATACGTTGAGCGAGATAAACTGTTTTCTGGCATCATTCCACTTTCTAAGTGTTAGAAGATTGTGCGTGAGTTGTTCGGAATTTCCGAAAATCTTGCAGGGTGTTTCACATTAAGCGGTGGAGGGCATCGGGATATTTTTTTACTAAAAGGAGGGGGTGCTATGGATAACCAGCAGCCCATTACAAGGGCAGAACATCAGGAGTTTGCCAAAAGGCAGGATGAAGAAAACCACAGACAAAACAGACGGATTGACTCATTGGAAGAAACAGTACGGCAAATAGGCGCATTAGCTACGTCCGTAGAAAAATTAGCAGTCAGCATGGAAAACATGGTAAAAGAACAGGAACAGCAAGGAAAGCGGCTGGAAACATTGGAAGAACAAAGCAGCCAGATGGAAGTTATGCACAACATTGACTTGCTCACATCTTCCATTGAAAAATTGACCTTAAATATGACAAATGTAATAAAAGAACAAGAACAGCAGAAAAAACGGATTGAGACACTAGAAAAACGGGATGGGGAAATGTGGCGGCAAGTCACGGGATATATTATAACAGCGATTATAGGCATTGTGCTTGGGTTCATCTTTAAGCAGATTGGAATGTGAGGAGGCGGACAATAAATGGATATTATGAACTATGTCAAGCCAGAGCTGATTATAGTAGCAATCGTGTTGTACATAATCGGCGCAGGCATTAAAAAGACTGAAAGTGTTAAAGACAAGTACATCCCATATATTCTTGGTGTTGGCGGTATTTTATTGTCTGCTATCTGGGTATTGGCAAATAGTCCGCTTGGCACTACACAGGAAGTTCTTATGGCAGTATTCACTTCTATTGTGCAAGGCATTCTTGTAGCAGGTCTTAGCACCTATATAAACCAGTTGATTAAGCAGGGAGAAAAAACAGAATGAAGAAATTATTCATTAGCCAGCCTATGGGTGGTAAAACAAATGAAGAAGTTATAAAAGAAAGAGATAAAATAGCAAATATTGTAAAAGAGAAAATCGGAGAAGATGTAGAAGTTATAGACAGCTTCTATGAAAATGCTCCAGAAGAAGCAAAGCCTTTATGGCTTTTAGCGAAAGCCTTAGAATTTCTCTCGGAGGCTGATTATGTATATTTCACTGAAGGCTGGCAAAATTACAGGGGATGTAGAATTGAACATGAATGTGCCGTAGAGTATGGCATTGACATTGTAAGGGAGTGATATTTATGCGCACTCTCCGAAAAAATCAGCAGAAACTTTATTACTCAAACCTAATCGGCACAGCACCAAACTATGCACTTGATGATGACGGAAACAGAATTGTTGACTATGTGGACGAAGAAGGAAACATATATTACCGAGAAGAAGGTGACGAGATACTTTATTACTCCACTCCACAAGAATTTTTTGCAAACATAGCAATGTCGGGCGGCGAGGCAGAAGCGGTTGAGTACGGATTTAGCACGGAAGCATATCAAGCAGTCATGGTTTTAGACAAATTTTTGAATAAATCAAGCGTCCCACTCAAAGAGGGTTCTCTGATATGGCACACAAGCCCCGTAGAGAACGAATACGGCGGTTCAGAGATTGAGGTTGAAGTAAATGGTGAGATGATAAAAACAACCGCTCCAAAGGCTGTATCGAGCGATTATATGGTGCTGAAATCAAGTCCAAGCCTTAACGTGGATAAATTCGTGTTAAAGGCTACAAACAAGTAAGGTGGTGCAAATGTCAAAGTATGAAATCATATCAAAAGAATACACTTCAAACTGCATGATTGAAGCATTAAAAGCCAAATTAAGAAATCCAAAAGTCAAAATTTATTTCTGCAAGCCAAGAAAAACTGAAAACGGTCACTTCCAAATGTTTCATTTTATGTGGAGTGACGGAACAGCGGATTATGATTTTTCTGATTTTAAGGAAAACGGATTGCCACCATACAAAAACTTGCTTTTTAAGGGTGCTATCAGAAAATTTGATTTAGGATTTGCCGAAAGATATTCCAAGTATAGGAACGGAAAGTAAGGCGGTGCAATATGGAAAAGAAAACCCTGCATTGCGACATATTATCACAGTCGAGCATAAAGCAGTTACAGCGTGGCCTTGAAAAATATCGTGACAGCTTGGAATACAAAGCGAGGCTTTTGACAGAAACCTTAGCCGAAAGAGGCGTAGAGATTGCCAGAGTGCAGATAGCAGACCTTGACGCAATATTCACGGGAGAACTGATACAGAGCATACACAGCGAATACGTGACTTCTCAAAAAGGGGGTGCGATATTTGCGGTGGTGGCTGATAGTGAGCACGCAATCTATGTTGAAATGGGCACGGGAATTGTCGGAGCGCAACACCCATACCCCGGCAAACTTCCGACGGTATATGCACAAGGCAAAACCATAAGGCAGTTAGCAGATGGTAGATATGGCTGGTTTTATCAAGATAAGGACGGTAACTGGTGGTTTACCGAAGGTATGCCGAGCAGACCGTTTATGTATAACACGACAATGGAACTTTATCAGATTGTGTTTAAAACCGCAAAGGAGATATTTGAAAAATGAGCAGAGTTACAATTATGAAAGAAGGAATTGAAACTGTCGTTTCTGACAGAAAAAATCATTCTCCCATTAACCAAAGTGAAAAAAAGGGTTCTAAAAGTTCTGAAAGGATAAAAACAAAGAAATACAGTCCTATTGATTGGAGGCGTGCGCCAAAAACGTGCACACCAATTTAACATAAATTTATGATTGGAGGATATAGAAATGGTAAAAACAAAAATCATTGAAACAACAGAAAAGTATGACAAGGACGGAAAACTTGTTGAAAAATTTACCAGAGAAGAAAACACAGAAGATAATACGGATTATACAGGAAATAAGGATATGGAAGTCGAAGATTTGTGCGACTATATGTTAAAGGAAATGAGGGAGAAATACCGACGAACAGGAATATCGCCCTTTTCTTTTTAGGAAGGTGGTTAAATTGCTTGATCTCAATAGCCTTGAAAGTATTATCTTTACTCAAATCAAGGCGAGGTTTTCTTCAAAAATAAAATCAAAATATAAAGATTTGACATTTACGACCGAGGAAGAAAGCAAAACGCCGCCGAAATTTCCAAATGTTTACATAGGTCTTGAAACAGGAACGGAAACAGGGCTGACACTTGAACGGACAGCGATTGAGGGAGGGTTATTCACGTTCCATATAAAGGTTACTGACAACCAAAATCAACAAAGAGTTAAAGAGATTATGGGCGAAATTGTAAGGATAATGAAAACAATGAGCTTTAATATGCCGACAGGAAGTATGCCAATATACCAAAACACAAAAGATACATACTGGTCTGATGCACGGTTCAGACGGCAGTTAGACCGAAACGATTTTTTATAAAATTTTGAAGCTAAGAGGATAATACCCTCTTATTTTTTTATGCAAATTTTAAGGAGGAATAAGAAATGGCAACAGGTTTAAAGAGCAGAATTATATATAGAGAGCAAACAAAGGAAACTGATGAGGCAAATTACTGGGCAGGCGAATACAAACTGCTTATCCGAGCAAAATCAATTCCAAGCCCATTTGGCGATAGAAACATGGTTGACACATCAACCCTTGAGGATTTGGTAGAGACACAGGAACCCGGAAGGCGTTCAGCCGGTTCAATGGACGTTGAGGGCGCATTTGAGAAAAAATATAAGGATGAACTTGTGGCATTGGAAGACAAGAAGATTGACATATGTATTCTTTACGGCACAGATGGCAAAGGTTCAGAGGGTATTCTTGGCTTTATCGGTTCAGAGTCGTTTGTGCCAGGAGAAGCAACAGACGACCATTTAACAGGAACAGCGTCAATTTCGGTCGCTACGGTCCCAAGATGGATTGAAGATAATTATACTGTCTCTGTAACAGAAGACGAAAACGGATACCCAATATCCATTACTCTTACAGCAAAAGCTACACCGGGCAGCTATTCTATGCCAAGAGATGTTGAATAAATAAGATTAAATGAACATTATTTATAATTTGAATATAAGAAAGGAAGTATTCTATGTATAAAACAATAGAAATCGGCGGTGAAGATTACAGGATTAAATATGGCATTGAGGCTTCTTTTTATGGGGAATGTACGGAAAAGGTCATTAACCTAATGTCTGCCGCAGGAAACCAGAACGATACATTGGAAGTTATAAAAGCAAGGATAAAAGAAATGTCCAACATTCCACAGCTTGTATTGTCCATGTTCTATGCTGGGCTTTTAGAACATCATGGATTAGAAGAAGGAGACGGGAAAGTGCCGTCAAAGAAAGAGGCAAAACGCCTTTTGGTACAGTACATAAAAGAGCATGAGAATGATAGCCAAGGCAACTTTTATGGCGTATTGGAAATGCTTCTTGAACAGATGGGAGAGGACGGTTTTTTCAAACTGATAGGTCTGGAACAGATGATGCAGGGCACAGAAGCAGACACAGAGACACCGAAAAAAGTACCTCAAGACCACAAGAAGAAACAAGCCAAGGCAAATTAACATTCAGGGAAGCAATAGAAAAATGTCTTTTACCACGGGCATTGAAAGCAGGGATAGCATACAAAGATTTCTGGCATATGACGCCTAAAGCAGTACAGACATATATAAATGCATATGAAGACAAAAGAAAAGAAGATGTGCAGATACAGGAATATATATCCTGGCTGAACGGAATACATGTTGCAGAGGCGATAAGCTGCACATTTGGTAAAGGCAAGTATCCTAAAAGCCCATTCTTAAAAAAGGATGAAGAAAAAGAAACTAATAAAAATAAAGAAACCAATGAAGAAGTAGCAGTTTTCGAGATGAAACAAAGGATAAACACATTAAGAAAGCAGGGGCTTCCAGAAAGCCCAATTTAGAGGCGGCACGAGGTTAAACTCTGCCGTCTTTTTCATTAAAGGCAGGTGAATATATGGCAGAAATTGACAGATTAGATATCAAAATTGCGGCAAATGCCCAGATTGCGGTTGATAGCCTTGACAGGCTCATCAATAAAATAAAACAAGTCTCGGACGCATTAGGCGGTATTCATTTTGAGAATTTTGCAAAAGGGCTAAATGCTACATCTGTACCAGGCTTAGAGAATGTTGCGAATAACATAAAAAACATAAATACTGCCATGGATAAATTATCCACCAAAAAGACAACCGTCAAGGTAGATGCAGATGTCCGGACAGTCCAAAAGTTAAGAGAACAGCTTAAACAGCTGCAAGTTCCAGAAATCAAGGAAAACAATCTTAAAAAATTACAGAATGAATTAGAAAAGTCAAAACAAAAAATGGCTTCTCTTAAAGCAGAATTGTCCAATAAACTCACGATGGGCAAAATAACAGCAAGCGTAGACGATAGCGGATATATCCGTATGAGAGAAAAGATAGCTTTAACTGGCAAGACTATAGACGCACTACAAAATAAGATAAAAAATATAAATACTTCTTTGGATAGATTATCTGCCAAAAAAACATCCGTTAAAGTAGACGCAGATACAGTAACTGCACAGCAAAAAATAAAAAATCTGGCGAACCAATTTAGAGATGCAGGTAAAGGTATATCTTTTTCTACAAATGTGAAAGATTTAGAAAAACAGTATGGCAGACTTGCGGTACAGCTTGATAAGTATGCAGAAAAAGAAGCTAAAATGCTGGCTACAGGCAATACAGATACAAAGGCGTTTACGAATTTGCAATACGATATTAATGCAGCATTGAATAAAATGTCAGAACTAGAAAGTAAAATCCACTCTGTTAATTCTATTAGCCAACAAAGACCAGGAGATATACCAATATTTAATTATAACAACAAAGTACCTGCCATTAAAACCAACCAAAATATAGTGCCAAAACTTGATACTTCTACTGTAGAAAATTTTTCACAAAAAACTTCTGCGGCATTTGAGAAAATACCAGAGACGGCAAGATATTCTGTTGAAGCAGCACAAAAATCATTAAATGATGCTTTAAGCAAAGTCCGTACAAAAGAACCAGAAACAGGTGCATTTAGAAACTATACACAAGAAATAAAAAATGCAGAGGCAGCTTTAAAGCAGTTGGAAAAATCTGGACAAGGAATGGGACTTGATAAATGGGACGAAGCGTATATTGCTTTACAGAAAGTAAAAAAGGAAGCGAAGGAATATAAAGCTCATTTAGATAATCCTACTGCTGGTTTGGATAAAGATATAGAAAAGACTAATTCACTAGGCAACCGTGTTGAAGAACTTAAAAGGAAACTTGATGAGCTTAAAAGCAGGGGCTTAAATTTTGGCGATGCAGAATTTGACAATACTTATCGTAATTTAGAAAAAGCAACACAGGAATTAAATGCGTATAAAAATAACTTGCTTAATGCTGAAAAAGAAGCACCATCATTTTCAGAGAAATTTGCCAATGCATTTTCAAAAATTGCAGGAATTATAAAAAATGTTAGTGGTGCAGTGGCGTCTTTTTCTAGGAAGGTTATGAGTGCTTTTTCTGCGGCTGCAAACAGTATCAAAAAAGCAAGCAGCACAATTGTATCTTTTTTTAATGCTTTTAAGTCACATTTACCGTTTGTGGATAAAGTATCTAGCAGTTTTCAAAGATTAATAAGCAAAATAGGCGGATTTAAGAAACTTGCACCACAAATAGATAAAGCAAATAAGTCAGCAAACAACCTAGTAGCAACATTTGGAAAACTGTATGCAAAATACATATTGTTGTCCAGGGTGTTTAGGTTCTTTGGAAAAATAATTGGCTCTGCTATGGATTACATAGAAGAATTTAACTATTTCAATGTATCGTTGACTAAAGTAGCGGAAGAAAATAAACAAAATTTCAAGAAATACGGCTATGAGAGTGCAGAAGCATATGCAGACAGTTTTAAAAGAAGACTTACAGATTTAACTGCAAAAATGACAGGCTTTAATGTCGATGCTAAAGGTGAACTTATAAATACAGATGTTAAAAATCTTGGATTAAACATAACACAAGTTACTAATTTCCAATCTAGGATAGTCCAGATGACGAACTCTGTAGGGATGTTAGGTGAAGCTTCTATTTCATCGGCTAAAGGGCTTACAATGCTTGCAGGAGATTTATCTTCTCTTGCGAATATCCCACTATCACAAGTTATGAATAACCTATCCAGCGGATTGTCTGGCGCAGCTATGGCTGTTAAAAAGTATGGTATTGATATAAGTGTTGCGACCTTAAACGAACAGGCAGCGGCACTAGGCATTGAAAAGACTGTGCAAAAAATGACACAGGCAGAAAAAGAATATTTACGTGTCATTACCATGATAAACCAGTCTAAAGTGGCTTGGGGTGATTTGGCAAAAACGATAAACTATAGCAATAAGCTATTACTTGTCGCCTAATATGGTAACATATTAGTGAAAATCGAGTAAAATCGGTGAAACCTAAGTTGAGTTTTACCTGCATTTATGATATAATAAATGTAGGTGATATTAATGAAAAAGGAATATGTTATATATAAAGTAACCAATAAAATAAATGGAAAATTATATATTGGGAAGACATATAATTTTGAAAAAAGAAAAAGAGAGCATTTCTATGATATTGATGATGATTTACCATTTCATAGAGCACTAAAAAAATATGGGAAAGAAAATTTTGAATGGAAAATTATTGATACTGCCAAAACCGAAAGAGAAATAGTAGAAAAAGAAATTTATTGGATTAAAGAATTGAATACTTGTATACATTCTCCAAATTCTAATGGATATAACATTACGCTAGGAGGGGAAGGCGGAGTTTCTTGGAACTCTCGACCTGTTGTCCAGTTTGATTTGAACGGGAAATATGTAAATGAATATTTAAGTTGCTCTCATGCTTCTAATGTAACTGGAATCGGAAGACATAATATAGGAGATTGTGCAAACAAAATAACAAAACAATCTGGTGGATTCCAATGGAGATATAAAAATGAATGTGACAAAACAGAAATAGAAGCATTTCATAAAGAACCATCTCATAAATGTAAGAAAATTATCCAATTAGATTTAAAAGGAAATTTAATCAATATTTTTAATTCAGTTAAAGAAGCAAGTAATACATTAAATATTGGAAGAACAACTATATCAAGTTGTTTGACAGGGAAAATATCAAGAGCTGGCGGCTATCAATGGATTTATAAAGAAGATTATAACCCTAATAATAATTACAGATACAAGGGAATAAAAGCAGGAAATGGAATTGTTCAATTAAATGACAATTGAGAAATAGTAAATCATTTTAGAAATTGTTCGGAAGCTGCAAGGTATTTGGGAGAACTAGAAAAAGTCCATAAACAGATACACAAAGCTTTGAAATCAAACAAAAGATGTAGAGGATTTTATTGGAGAAAGTATGATGATTACATAAAAACTCAATATGGCAATACCGAGGTAATCAATCAGATGGCGAAAGGCTGATTGACACCGTAGAGCGTAGGAGATGAATAAATATAGTTCTCCCAAGAGTACTCGACAACCATAAGGCGTAGAAAATACGCCTTATTTTTATGGTTGAAAATGTACGCCGACCTGTGAATGAAACAACATTCAGTGATGGAGGAAACTCCCAGAAGTAAGGGACAAAAAGCCTTTACGATAACAATGTGAAACCAGCCGGCAAACCAATTCCGCATGTTAAAAAACAACATCCAGCAAGTAGGTTTAATGATAGGAAGGCTGTTCATGCCAGTAGTAAAGGCAGTTCTTCCTTGGCTTAACGCAATGGCTATGGCTGTTAAAGATTTAATGCAGTACATAGGAGATTTATTTGGCATTAAATGGGATAATAGCAGCATGGCTATGCCTGATGATATGGATACGGGCTATGAAGACCTAGAAGAAGATGCTAGTGGCGCAGCAGACGCCATAGAGGATGCAACAGATGCACAGAAGAAATTTAACAAACAACTTCAAGGTTTTGATAAATTAAATAACCTTACAAGCCAGGATAAAGATAAGGATAAAGATGAAGATAAGGATGGTGAAGGTGGCGCCACAGATACAAGCGGTGTGCTATCTGATGCCCTTATTAAAGCTGTAGAAGATTACGAAAAACGCTGGAATACAGCATTTGAGGGTATGACCTCTAAGGCAGATGAGCTAAAGAAAAAAATAGAGGAGCTGTTTAAAGCTGCATGGATTACAAGTGATGGTTCAGAAATAGGTGCCGCTATTGCAGGTGTTTTAAACAAAGCTATAGAATGGGTGAATACTCATTCAGATGAATGGACAGAAGGGCTTAAAAAAATAGCTTCAATAATGGCAACTTCACTCAATGGCTTTATAAGCGGTACAGAAGACTCAGAAGGGCTTGACTGGGAAGGACTTGGAAGTGCAATAGGAACTTCTATCAAAGGTGTATTAGAAGCAGAAGAAGAGTTTTTTGATGATGTGGACTGGACTAATTTAGGTTCATCTTTAGCAACAACTTTAAATACTGCAATAGATACTGGTGTCATAGAACAGTATTTTGAAACTATGGCGTCCAAGATAAAATCTGCAATAGAGACGGCTTTTGGTTTTGTTACAACCTTTGATTTTTTAGGGCTTGGTACTTCTATAGGAAATGGTATAAATGATGCCATTAAGAAAATGGGAGAAGTCAACGAAAAAACTGGTAAAACAGGCTGGGAGATGCTGGCTATTAGTCTTTCAGAAGGAATAAAGGGGGCTTTGCAAACAGCTCTTGGAACTGTTACGACCATAAAATGGGAGGATATAGGACAGGCGATAGCAGATTTCATCTCTGGTATGGATACCTCTGGCATAGGCTGGGAACTTGGACTTCTAGTTAATTCCCTCGCAACTGCTTTTTATAATTTGGTTTCCAAGAAGGACACGTGGGTTGAATTAGGTCAGAAGATAGCTGAAGGAATTAATGCTTTCTTTAAAGGAATGGATGAAGTTAGCGAAGAAACTGGTTTAACAGGCTGGCAAGCTCTTGGAGAAGGTATAAGCGATACAATAGTAGGTATACTTACATCCATAAAAACTGCATTAGACGAAACGCAGTGGAAAAAGATAGGTCAATCAATAGCCGATTTTATCGGAAGCATTAATTGGGAAGATATCGTATGGAACTTAGGAGGCGTAATTAGTTCTTTTACTACAGCTTTGTCAGGTATTTTAAGCGGCGCAACAGGTATGCCAGAGGGGCTTTCAAACCTTATTGTTAAAGCAGGCATAGGCGGATGGATTATTAGCAAAGTAGCTAAAACAAAATTAGGTGCAGCAATAATTTCAAAATTAGGTACAAAATTTGCTGTAGGATTAATGAATGTTATAGGCAAGGTTAAAAGCTGGATAGTAGGAGCTATAAATAAAACTGGGCTTGTGACAAAAATAGCTAACAAGGTAGGGAAAATTACCACTACTTTAAAAAATGTAGCAGCTAAAATATCAAGCTGGGCTGTAACCAAGGTGGCAAATTTAAAAAATGCAATTGTAGCCAAGGTAGGGAAAATATCAACTACATTTACCAAGGTAGGTGCTACTGTAAAAAATTGGCTTCCTACTTTGGGAAAAGGAGGCAAATTAACAGATTTAATAGCTGGAATAAAGACTGAATTAGGAATAACAAAAGGTGCATTAAGTATCGGAAATATAGCAACGAAAATAGCTATAAGTATTCCAACTTTTGCATTTCCAGACATGGCTACAGATGATTTAGTAAGAAGGTTTGACCAATGGTTATATCACGCATTAGGAGACAGAGATGTTGTAGATTTAGCTGTAGATATTGTGATATCTATTAAAGATTTTGTTATAGATACAGGAAAAGGGGTAGGAGAATGGTTTAAAGGATTATGGACAGATACAACAGATATAACAGATGCTATAGATGTTGGAAACGATATAGCTAATGGGATTTTAAAAGGAATAGCCAATGCGTTGTTATTGCCGGCTGAATTTATTTATAATTTAATAATAAAACCTATTAAAGATGCATTAGGAATACATTCCCCTTCAACAGTAGCAAGAGATGAAATTGGTAAATTTATCGGGGAAGGCGTAATTGAAGGTATAAAAAACTCTATTTCTAATAAATGGGATACATTTAAAACATGGTGGAGCGAAAATGTAAAACTTCCAAATTTTGATGATATATCAGTAACAATAAAAGGTATAAAAGATGCCACCTTTACAGAAATAACAACATGGTGGGATAACACCAAGGAAACAGCCAAGGAATTATGGGCTAAAGCTAAAGGCAAAATAAATAATACCTTTGAAGATGTAAAGACAGCATGGAGTAGTTTCAGAGAAGGTACGAAAAACGTATTTGTTAAAGCTAAAGGTAAGATAGAAGATGCTTTTAATAGTGTAAAGACAGCATGGAGTAGTTTCAGAGAAGGTACGAAAGTATTGTGGGCTAAGGCTAAAGGAAAGGTTGAAGACACATTTAATTCTATTTCCCAAAAATGGGCTTCTATTAAAGAAGGGGCAAAAGAACTTTTAGCCAGAGCTAAGGGAAGTATAGAAACTACTTTCGATGATGCCGCTACTGCATGGGAGAACTTCAAAGAGGGAACGAAAAATTTATTAGTTGAAGCTAAAGGTAATATTGAGAATACTTTCAATAATGCCGCTACTGCATGGGAAAATTTTAAAACAGGGACGAAAGAATTGCTATTAAATGCTAAAGGCAATGTTGAAAAAGCTTTTAGTGATGCGTCTCAAAATTGGAATAACATTAAAGATAAAACAAAAGATTTATTGTTAAACGCAAAAGGAAAGATAGAGCAAGGGTTCGATGATGCGAAAACAGCATGGAAAAATATAAGTGATAAAACAGCAACATTAGTGGCTAGTGCAAAGCAGGAAGCTTCAAACGTATTTAATACCATATCTGGCATATGGAGTAACATTAAGAGTAAAACTGCAAAACTCACAGCAAATGCACAACAAAATTCTACAAGCATATTTAATGCGATATCAGAAAAATGGAATACTATTAAAAGTAAAACTGCAAAACTTACAGCAAAAGCAAAACAAGACAACCAAAGCGTATTCCAGACTATATCTAACAAATGGAGTGCTCTTACAAATAAGACAGCAGAGCTTACAGCGACTTTCAATGATGCATTTACCCATCCGTTGAAAACAGCGTGGAACGCTATTGCAAGAACTATCAACGGAGCGATAAATCTTATAAACAAAATCCCTGGTGTTGAAATAAAGGCACAGTTACCATTATTGGCAAAGGGTACATTAGGTCTTCCGATAGACACATTAGGTATAGTAAACGACCAAAAAGGCTCTACCTACCGTGAAATGATAGTTCCACCGAAAGGACTGCCATTCATACCAGAAGGCAGGAATGTCGCCTTAGCAATGAAGAAGGGCACAAAAGTCATACCGGCGGACAAAACAAAAGAGTTTTTCAGTAGTTTACAGCATTTTGCAAACGGTATAGGCAGATATAAAGTATCAGATTTACTACAGCCAAATTCAGCAGCAAGCAATATCAGACTGTCAGATATATTTACACAGATGGGAAATGACAATACTGTTGAAGATTATAGAAAAAATGATAAGCCTTTAGCTGTAGATAATAACCAGATTGTAACATCTGTTTCAGAAGGTGTATCAGATGCAGTTTTTAATTCATTAGCACCGGTACTAACTAAGATGACAGCGGCTATTAATGATATGAATAAGAACGGGAAACCGTTATATGTTGAAGGGCTTTCGGATGGTGATATTGTAAGGATTACCACAGATGCCAATAGACAATATAAAAAACAGTTTGGCAGACCATTGTATACATAAGAACTAACTATTGCCAGGTGCTCCTATTAGGGGCACCTTATTTTTTTAGAAAAACACATCTGATGCAATCTATTGATAATCTTAGATAAAATACTCAACTGGAATTTTTTATACATTAGTGTGTGTTCCATTGACGATTTACAGTTTATCATAGAAAAAGTACAAAAGTGTTGATGTGTCTGATTATGATGCAAAATTGGATAAGGTTAATAATGGTATCACTGCCTGTCAATGACAGTAGCACAAGAAAGGTGGAATTATTATGTATGATTTAGTCGAAGTAAGAAAAAATGATGTGTTTACCAACAGCAAAGTGATTGCGGAAGGAACAGGAAACAAACATTATGCAGTAAGACAGATTATACAGAAGTATGAGGAAGTCTTTGCGGAAACACCCGAACTGGGAAAGGTTACATTTAAAATGTACTCTTTAGAAAGTGGTCAAAAAGAAAAGGTGTATCTGCTGAATGAAGGGCAAGCAATGTTTTTAATGACGCTTTTAAGAAATGACGGGATTAATGGTGTTGTTGTAAAGTTTAAGGCTAGACTTGCAAGCGAATTTATAAGGATGAAAGATTTTATCAGAGAAAAACAATCCACACTATGGATTGATACAAGACAGAACAACAAGCAGAACAGACTGAAAGAAACAGACGTAATAAAGCTTCTTGTAGATTACGCAAAAAAGCAGGGCAGTACACACTCTGATAAGCTGTATTTAACATATACAAAACTTGCAAAATCCGTTACCGGCGGAAAACGTGACAATATGACTATAAGTGAAATAAATAACCTTACTCTTGTGGAAAACATTATTTTACAGACAATCCAGATTGATATGTCAATGGGTATGCACTATAAAGATATTTTCAAGGATTGTAAGGATAGAATAGGGAAATTTGTGGATATAGCATACTTAGCAGTATAAAATACATACGTTTTTATGGTACTGGTAATTACAGGCAATGGGTGCTTCAAATTAGATGCACCCTTTTTCTTTTGCAAGCTTCTCAAAATCTCTTTGACATTAAATAAAAAGCATGGATATCCATTGTGCAAGGAATTGTATTAATGGTCACACATCTAATTTCAAAAAAAACAATTTAAACATGGGATAAATTCAAATGATAAAAAAGATATTGATTTGTCCCGCGTTTGATATTATAATTTTAAAGAAAAGAGAGTGGCCATATGGATAATATACCTAGGGCAACACATTACCAATAGTATATACGATTTGGGATAAAAATCAATAGGAAAATCAAGAAAGTGAGGAATATACATTCATGGACAACTTCAAAATCATGTATAAAATCCTTCGGGAGCTGGAAAAGAACATGGGAAACGAAAAGTTTTCAGTTGAAACCATATCATCAGAAAAGCTAAAAGTGCCCTTTAGAAAGTGGGAACAGCTCTTAATACTCATGCAAGATGAAGGTTATATAAAAGGACTTGTGCTGTCAAAAGACCTTGAACAAACCTACAAGCACATCACAGAACCGATAAAACCGCAGATAACCATTAAAGGACTGGAATATCTTGCAAACAATTCCATAATGGCAAAGGCAAAAGAAGCATTGAGGATGGCAGGGGAAATTATTTAATACGAAATGGAGGATATATTTCGCGGACACTTATCTAAATTCAAAAAATATAAATTAGATGTTGGACTACATTTATGTGAAATAATAACATTGACATAAACAATATCTATAGAGATAATGATAAAACAGGTGTTTAAAAGCACCCGATTTTATTTTTTCAAAAGAATTTGAAAAGAATAGTTGACATTAAATGACAAATTTCTTCTATTATGATATAATTATGTAAAAAATTATATTAGGAGGAAAATGTCAATGAAGAAATTAATTTTAGTAATCATGTCAATTATTTTAGGTGTAGGAACTTTGAGTGACAAAGTACTTGCAATATGCAATCATGTATGGGTAGAAGATACATCGGAATACGAAGCACCTACATGCTCAACAGAAGGAAAACGTTGGTATAATTGTAGCGTTTGTTATGATTATAAAACTGAAACAATACCCGCCACAGGAGTACATAAGTGGTCAGAATGGGAAGAATGGAGCAAAGCTACTTGTACAAAAGACGGAGAAGAAAGAAGGACATGTTCAGAATGTTACGAAACAGAAAAAAGAACTTTACCAGCTACAGGAGTACATCAATGGACAGAATGGAAAGCTGATGGATATTTATGTGAAGATGGAAAGGACACAAGATATTGTGAAGACTGTTATAAAGAGGAAACAAGGTCAAGAAAGGGTGATGGAAGCCATTTATGGTCTGAATGGGAAATAGACACAAAACCAGATTGCTTGAACAAAGGGAAAAGGTATAGAAAATGTTACAATTGTTATACCTATGAATATGAGGATATTCCAGCAGATAAGGATTTACATGAATGGTCTTCCTGGTATGCAGTTAATGAAGCTACTGCATTAAATGATGGTACAACAAGAAGAAATTGTTATACTTGCAATAAAGTTGAAGAAAAAGTTACAAAAAGATTAAAAGCAACTGTAACGTTATCCACAAAAAAGAAAACATTAAAGGTTGGAAAGAGTTTTGCATTAAAGATTAAAAGGTATACTTATGGTGATGAGGTTTCTAAATATACATCAAACAATAAAAAAGTTGCAACTGTGAGCAGTTACGGAACTGTCGAAGCTAAGAAAAAAGGCAAAGCTAAAATAACTGTGAAAATGAAAAGTGGTTGTAAAGCAACATGTAATATAACTGTGAAATAATTTAAACATATAAGAAATACATATTTTAAAAAATAAAATAATAGGATAAATATTTGCCTATACTACATTGAACAGCAGGGATTTTATTCTCTGCTGTTTTTTAATTTAAATTCCCTCTTGACTTTTATCGACACATATCGTCTTTTGTGATATGATATTGGTATTTATTACAAGGGGGATAATTTATGTTTAACTTTTTTAAGAACAAGAAGAAAGAAAATGCAGATAAAATGTATAATCAATATGATGAAATTTCAGAAGAAACAAAACTAGGAATATCATATGAGAATAAAAATGAGATTGAAAGGGAGGAAAAAATTGATGTACAGAAGAGAGTTGTAGAAGTAGATGAATATTTTATAGATTCTGCTAGGCTTGTAATAGAAATGGGAACAGCATGGGTTGGAGCTTTGCAAAAAGAATTTGGTATAGGTTTAAATAGGGCAAGCAGAATTATTGACCAATTGTGTGAAGAAAAGATTATCGGAAAATCAATTGGGGAAAGAAAGCCAAGAAAAGTTTTGATGACGAAAAAGCAATTTGAGAAGTATTTATCAAAAACAAAAATTAAAGCAAGAAAAAATGATGAAATTATTAATTCGCAAGAAGAGGTATTTGCAAGTGAAGAGCGAGTAAATATGTACCACAACCAATATGATTACATGACAGGGAAAGATTTTGAAATATTTGTTGCGCAAATTTTGAGAGGAATAGGTTTTTCTAATATTCAACTTACTAAAGGAAGCGGTGACCAAGGCGTAGATATAATAGCAGAACGAGATGGAATAAAATATGCTGTACAGTGCAAACGATATTCACAAGCGGTAGGAAATAAAGCAGTACAAGAGGTTTTTGCTGGAAAATCGTTTTATCACTGCCATGTTGGCGTAGTAGTTACAAACAATTATTTTACACAATCTGCTAAAGAACTGGCAAGAGAGAATGGTGTTGTATTATGGAATAGAGACTTTTTGAATAAATATATAGGGTCAAAACAAAATGGTGCTTACGCAAATAGCTCTGATGATGGCTCGCTTAGGATATTGGATGTAGAAGAAAGAATAGTAGTTATAGAAGATGGTCAAGTTAGCAAGGCACTATATCAATATTTAGATTCTACATCAAGAATTGCCATCGATATGTATTTGCGAGATGGGGACGGAAACCCATACACGGAAGATATGATTAGAAATGTGGAAATGCCTATAATGCTTTATAATGTAAAATTTGTTCAGCTTTTTCCATATTACATACATTTTGCATACTATTGCGGAATGAATGACAATTTTAGATTTACAGAAGCATTTAAAAAACTTTCGGAAGCTTCAAGAAAAAACAACAATGATTACAAAGATGATTTATTTCAGATTGATGTATTTTATGGAATTGAGGACATTGCTTTATACAATAAAGAAATAAAAATAATTAAAATGCCTGAAATTGATATATTGACAGATAATATGGAAAGAATAAAAATCTTAGAAGATATTGACGAATATGATGAGCAAATCGGAAGTAAATATTTGGTTACTGAAAATTTTTTTCCTATGAAAATAGATAATATTAAAATTTCCTCTTGACATTAATTGTGCAACCATTTATAATAAATGTGCAACCAATTAAAGAAAGGAGATGATAGAGTGTCGCCAGCGTATGGCAGACCGCCATCTAAAGACCCCAAAATACATGATACTAAAATCAGGATGTCGGATAATGATGTTCAAATGCTAGAGTATTGTTGTAAAATGACAGGAAAGAAAAAGGCGGAAATTATCCGAATAGGCATAAAAAAAGTCTATGAGGAAATAAAAAATAAGAATGACTGATACTTTGGATGGGTTCCAGTCATTCTTAAAGGTTAAACACCCTAGAAAGAGTGCCTATTGATAATATACCATTCTTTCTAGGGAAAATCAAGTATTTTTCTATATGGAAAGGATGGTATTTTTTATGAACGATATGATTGTGAAAAGTGTTGACCTCATGGGCGATACCATAATGGCAGCACAGGACAAAGATGGGAACATATGGGCTGGCGTAAGCTATTTCTGCAATGCTTTAGGAATGAATAAAAAGCAGAAAGATTGGCAAACAGAAAAAGTGCAGTCAGATAAGATACTTTCTAAGGGTGCCGGTAAATTTGGGGCAGGGGTATTTGACCCCAACAATGATACTATCGCACTCCGCATTGACTTTGTTCCTTTGTGGCTTACGAAGATAAGTGTTACAAAACAAATGGAAAAGAACCACCCAGAACTTGCTGACAAGCTCCTTGAGTACCAGCTCAAAGCCAAGGATATCCTCGCAGCGGCGTTCCTGCCAAAACAGGAAAACGCAGGAGATGTCCAAAGGCAGATAAAGCTTTTGGCGCAGGGGACAACGGAATTATATGAGCGCGTGGACGAGCTAGAGCAAGAAACCTATTATAATAAGGAAGAAATCCAGTCGGTCAAAGATGACCTGGAAAAGTTCAAAGCAGATGTGCCAGCGTTCAACATGGACACAAAGGACATCCAGAACGCCTTGAGGAAGAAAGCTATTGAAGTGCTCGGTGGCAAGGACAGCAATGCCTACCATGACAAGAGTGTACACGGCTATGCTTTTGCTGACATCCAGATTGAATTACGCCGCCAGTTCGGGGTGAAGCGTTACGACCAGATAAAGCATAAGGATGTCCCGGTTGCATTGAAAGTGGTTGAGGAATACAAGCCGCCTATACATATAAGGGATAAAATTTACATGGCAAACGCCCAGCAGTCCCTTGACTTGGAAGGGGGCAGGGCGGTATGAAAAACAAACGAGACTTTTACGCCTCCCGTATTCTTGACATGATTATGGGCATAGCAAATGAGACTTGGCTGGAGAAAATATATTGGTTTGTCAAGGTATTTGCAGATGACGGGAAAGGTGGTGCGGTATGACACAGCATAATCTTATCCCGCCACACGAAAAACGCAAGATATACAACCGCCAGCATGGTCTGTGTGCTTATTGCGGCAGAAGAAGAAGGATTTGCCATATGACGGTAGACCACATCATACCGTTGTCAAAGGGCGGGGCTGACAACCTGGACAACATGCAGTGCACATGCAAGGCATGTAATAAGTTCAAATCCGACATGATGCCAGACGAGTTTACAGAAATTATCCGCCGTATCCTGGAAAACAGCATGGCGATTGAAAAGGCAGTTGCGAAAAGCAGTTCAACATAAAAATAAGATTGTAGCATATTTTGTTACGCAATTAAGGCACTCACCAGCAATGGTGGGTGCTATTTTTATACAGTTTTACAGAGGTGGTGTTATGGCATACGAAAAATCCAAAGGTGTCTGTGCAATAGCTACTGGCTACAGTGGCGGTTCATATTCTTATACAAAATTAGACCCTTTCATCGGCGCAGATACTTATAAATCCACCCCGGACAGGGCACAGGATTTAGACAGTTACAGAAATGCCGACGGTGTGTTGAAACGGCATGTTTTGAAGCATACTGCCAGTGGAATTACATTTAATACACCATATCTTTATTATAGACAGAAGGTTAAACTGATGAAAGCTATAAATGATGGTGCTAATGTAAAAGACGGGAAATGCGTGCCACGCCCGGAAAGAAAGGTCAGGCTAAGATATTATAATGACCTTACGGATGATTATTCGACGGGTTATTTTTATATTCCAGACATTGAATTTACATACTACAGTTTATACGGCGGTGAACCTATGTATCTGCCTATCACTATAGAATTTATCGAATACTAGGCGGTGATATTTTGCTTAAATTGACAGATGAACAGAAACGGTTGTTTTATACAGGCGGGAACTTTAAGGACTACAACTTTTATTTCCCGGATATAAATTTAACCATCACAAATGAGACTATCCATGAAGAAGCGGTGACTATCAAACAGTCCATCTGTGACGAAGAAGATTTTACACTTGGCGGATGCATTGCGTCCTCATGTACATTTGAAGTGTCAGAAATCATGCAGCATGACATAGCTGGATTAGAGTTCCAGGCAAGCCTGTCAGTAAATGACGGTGAATTAGTAATGCCAATGGGAACTTACCGCGTAGACTCTGCAAAACCCGAAAACGACAAGGACTACAAAAAAGTAATTGCATATGACGCGTTATATGATGCTTCTGCCGATGTTTCAGACTGGTATAACCAGATGTTTCCGGATGACAATAAAACATCTACTGTAAAACAGATGAGGGAAAGCCTGCTAAAATGGCTGGGCGTTCCGTTTGTTTCCCAGACATTAGCAAATGACAACGTAACAGTCAAGAAGACCATCCAGCCAGAAAAAGGTGCAATGCCAGGCACATCTGTACTAAAAGCTTTATGCACACTGAACGGCGGTTTCGGGAAAATAAACCGCCAGGGAAAATTTGAAGTGGCGTATCTTGGGAATTTTGGTTTATTTCCAGAAGAAACACTGTACCCCGAAGAAACATTATACCCCGAAGATGGCTTCGGATATTTTGGCATGTCTGATGAAGAAAACGATTACCCGGAATACAGGAATATAACTTATGAAGAATATATGACATCACCGATAACAGGTCTGGTTATGCGTGCGGATGAAGAAGATGCAGGGGTAACAGTTGGTGATGCAAGCAATCCATATCTTTTAACAGGTAATTTTCTTTTATATGGGAAAAATGCGGCAGAATTAAAAACTATAGGGCAAAACATTTTTAAAAACATAGACGGCATTTTTTACAGACCTAATACAGCAGAAGTAGACGGTCTGCCATATATGGAAACGGGAGACGCCTTTGCGTTGATGAAGCGGAATGACATAATAGAGAGTTATGTCTTGACACGTACATTGTCTGGCGTCCAGGTCTTAAAGGATACATACGAAGCTAAGGGGAATATGTTACGTACCAACGAAGTATCACAGGCAACGGAAATACAACAGTTAAGAGGTAAGACGTTAAGAATAACCAAAGATTTAGAAGGCGTATCTGCCGAACTATCAGACCTCGAGGAAGGTACTGATAGCAAATTTGAACTGACTAATTCTGCTATCCAGGCAGAAGTAACCAGGGCTACCAAGGCAGAAGGCACATTAAGTACAAAAATAGATATCACAACAGAAGGGATCCAGGCAGAAGTAACCAGGGCTACCAAGGCAGAAGGCACATTAAGTACAAAAATAGATATCACAACAGAAGGGATCCAGGCAGAAGTAACCAGGGCTACCAAGGCAGAAGAAAC